GTTGTGGGCCGAAGATGTTTTATGTTGGTTTTATTTCGAAGAAAGAGAAGTATTTGTTCCGTATCCAGACGGTAGAGGAGGCCGGACGGTATTAAAGCGAGTTAAACGTCGTTTAAGACAGGAACAGTATTTAATTGTTGGTCGAGGCGCTGCAAAGTCTTTGTATGACTCTTGTATGCAAACCCATTTTCTAGTTAATGACCCGCATACAACATCACAAATTACAACCGCACCAACAATGAGACAGGCAGATGAGATATTGTCTCCGATTCGTACCGCAATTGTTCGATCTAGAGGACCACAGTTTAAATTTATGACTGATGGGTCCATACAAAATACTACTGGAAAAGCATCGACGAAGGTAAAACTTGTATCGACTAAAAAAGGTATAGAGAATAAATTAACAAATTCACTAATCGAGATTAAACCATTAAGTATCGACAAGTTACAGGGTTTAAGATGGAAGATTACTACTCTTGACAAGTGGCTTTCTGGAGATTTACGTGAAAGCCCAATTACGGCTATTGCCCAAGGCGCAGCTAAAATATTCAACTATCTTATCATCGCAACAAGTTCTGAAGGTACGGTGCGAAATGGTGCTGGCGATTCTGTGAAGATGGAATTAGAGGATATTCTTCACGGTAAGTACGTCAATACACACAAATCTATTTGGTATTACAAGCTTGATGATATTTCGGAAGTGGCAGATCCGACTAAGTGGATTAAAGCAAATCCGAATTTGGGTAAGACTGTCTCTTATGACACTTACCAGCAAGAAGTGGAAAAAGCAGAGCATAACCCCGCGGATAGAAACGATATTATTGCAAAACGTTTCGGTATTCCAATGGAAGGCTTTACCTATTTCTTCACATATGCTGAAACACAATTACACCCAAAGAGAAGTTATTGGAGAATGCCTTGCGCCCTTGGAGCAGACCTGTCTAGAGGCGATGACTTTTGTGCGTTCACATTCTTGTTTCCTCTTCCAAGAGGTGGTTTTGGGGTAAAGACTAGGGATTATATTACAGGTCTTACATTGCGGCGTCTCCCTAGGGCGATGCGTGAAAAGTACAATCGTTTCATTCAAGAAGGTTCCTTGATTATATTTGAGGAAGACACAGTCTTGAACATGATGAAAGTTTATGACGACCTTGACGACTTTATTACTCGTAATGAGTATGATGTCAGAACTTTTGGATACGACCCGTACAATGCTCAGGCTTTTGTTGAGAGATGGTGCACTGAGTATGGACAGTATGGAGTCGAGAAAGTAATCCAGGGAGCGCGAACTGAGTCTGTTCCGCTTGGTGAGCTCAAGACTATGGCTCATGAAAGACTGTTATTTTTTGATGAAGAACTGATGATGTTTGCTATGGAAAACGCAATGACTATTGAAGATACAAATGGAAACAGAAAACTTATGAAGAAGCGTAACGACCAGAAAATTGATGCGGTTGCAGCTATGATGGACGCTTACGTATCTTATAAGGCTTTTCCTGATGCATTTGAATGAGGTAACATATGCCTGCTTATATTTACAAAGATGAACTCTACCATTATGGAATTAGAGGCCAGAAATGGGGGGTTAAGAACGGACCGCCATACCCTTTAAGCGGAGGCGACTATACACAGAATGGAAAGCTCTTAAAGCCGAGAGAAAGAAAAAATACAGCCGGTATAATAAAGCTCATTACGATCAGGTCATTAAAGAGGGTACCAGAATGCAGACTCTCGCTAGAGATCCAAATAGAACAAAGAATACTGATATGTTCTATGCTGCATATACGAAAGCCGATAAAGACCGCTATAATGCGATGTTTAATCACAAAACGCCACAGACGCTTTATGACGAGAACGGTAATGAAATTGGAACCGGTAAAACCTACAAATGGAGTATTGAAAATGTCACTAAGTGCGATATTAAGGTCGCATCTAAGGATTCCGGCGCGAAAGCCGTTATGAATCTTTACAAGAACAGCAGAGACTTTATGAATTTTGTTCAAGATCCAAGTAGGTTACAGAATCAAATTAAGAACATGTATATTCCTGGTAAGCAGAAGTATATTAAAGTTCTTAATAAGTTCAAAGATCCGAATTTCATTCCTAAAGACAAAGACTTATACACGTTGTATGGTGCCATAAACTCTGTAATACCAAGTCAGGACCAAGATGTTGTTAGGCAGAGGACAAGGCTTTT